GCTTCTTTTAGACATTCTGCTGTCTTAGTACCTTTTAATGTTGTTGCCATTTTACTTCTCCTTTTAATTAAACTAACACATATTCATCTTTGTAACAACCACATTCGGGACAGATAAAGTTATCTGACAAAGTTTCCCATTTACCTTCCGTTTCTTCATCGTGGGTATGACCACACACCTGACAAACATAATGCTGATTCATACTGCTCTCCTTTTAAGTTAAAATATAAGTATTAATACTTATGCATAGTTTAACTCAATCGAGTGCGTTTGTCTAATGAAATTTTTTAATCGACATCATCGATTTTTTTAATTTTCAATAACTGCCCATTCATAAACAATGCCGAATACTCTATCCACGAATCGCCTTTGTTTTCGGTACGATAGAACCGAATTTTACCATCAAAATCCCAGCAATGTACCCATCGGTGATTGAATTGTCTTAATGAACCACCGAAAAGGCCTTCATCTTCAACACACTCAGCATCATAATCTTGGTGCCATAGGTAAATGTGACCAGAATCTTGGTCATGTTCAATTTTGTATTTGTCCAAAGTTTGGCAAGGTGTATCTTTGGTTTGATACACCTCACCTTGGTAATGAATCTCATCAAACATTCCCATTTAAATCTCCATATATTTCAATTGAAATTCTTTGGCTCGCTGCTCATACTTAATATAACCACGAGGGTTACAAACAACTCTTGTCTCACCTAGAACATAATCAGATACATTGTGCATATGTCCGTGAGTCCACAATTTAATCTGAGGTCTATCAATAATGAAATCTGATAGGTCTGAATAAAACGCACCGTTCATCAATGTATCTTCTTTATAACATTGATGAACACTCAACTCACATGGTGCGTGGTGTGTGACCACAATATATTTCTTTGAGGCATCTTCAGTACAGATACGGATGTAATCTAACATCTTCTTATGATCCTCTACTGAATCTCCTGTTGACCATTTAGAAGGTCTCTGATAATGATCCACAGTTTTAACAATCATGTTACCTTGTTCATCACGTTCACTTTCATGATAAACATTTCTTTTATGTTGAACCATACGATTACTGTTTTCGATTAATCGAAAGTCATTCATATTTTGGCCAGTATGCCACAAGGTCAATGAATCACTTTTGTTCATATCAGTCCATAATGTACCACCAACAAAGGTGATGTCATTATGTTTCCATGTTTCTTTTTCAAGCAAATGAATATTTGGCAAATCAGCCAATTCAGCTTTTAGTCTATCATATGTATTAGCAATATCAAAATCATAATGCTCATGGTTACCCATCACATACACAACATGGGGAAATTGGAATGAACAACGGCGAAAGAAATCTTTAACCATTGCTCGTTCTTTTGGTTTGTGTTTGAAAGCTTTAGCCGTGCAGATATCGCCACTCAGTATTAATACCTCGGCATTTTCCTCGTTCTTCAGGAGTAAATCACCAAACTCAAGGTGAATATCTGATGCTAATGCAATTTTCATTTAATGTACCACTCTCTCTTTATCTAGTTCTTCATTTAAAATTTCTTTTGGTGCTTCTAGTAATGCAATAAAATCTTCCATACAACCAGTTTCTTTGGCCAATCGTGATAATCGAGCCAACACAATCGCAACCATATTTAATGGCGCCAGTTTATTCTTAACCATCCAATCCATTAACTGTAGGTCAATCTGTTCAGTCAACTCAACCAACATTGAATCGGGTTCAATCGAGGCCATTAACGTTCTACCTTCTCAATCGATAAATCACAATCAATAATCATTTCGGTTTCTTCACAAATCCAACCTTGTTCTTCAAGGTCATATATTGAGTTTTCTTCAATGAATTCTTCGAGTCTGGCCTTTTCATCTTCATCAGCAATATCAATGTCGGTTTCTTCCCAACATCCGTCATCGGTAGACCAATCTTCACAATCATAACCACAGCACATCATGTCAACACCAGCTTCTAATTCTGGTGGATTATCATCTTCAGTTTCAACAAAGAATTCACCCCAACGCCAACCAATTTCATGTGTGATATATCCTGGTAAACCAGGTTTCGTCCATGTCTGACGTTCAATGATTGATTTCTTCCACGTAGGTTCAATTTTCCATGTTGCCATTATTTCTTCTCCATAATATGTTTAATCACCATGTTGGCTTCAACAAATCCTTGTTTCTCTCTACTCTCAACTGCCGCCTCAATTAGATTGAATTGTGTTTCATGCAACATCGAGAGAAATTTTGGAATGTCAGCACGACCTATTTGAATACGAATAGGTTTCTGTGTCGTTGAATACACTTTACCATATCTGGTTTTTCCATCAGATGAAATATATTTACTGTATTCTGGATTATCGTTTGGCATTTTTCTTTTCTACTTTCTCTAATTGTTCACGCAACGCAGCACATTCTTCATTCAACATACGATTCTCACGAACTAATGACATATGCACATCTTCAAATAGTTCCCACAATTTGTTGAATCTAATCTCGCCAATTTCTTTCAAACCTAATAACGCACTGGTAATCTGGCCATTACTTAAATCTCGTTCAAGAATAGCCTCAGACAAATCATACATATCATCTGTAATCAACCAACACTTTTGAATCTGTTGCTCAAAATCGAATCTATCACTCATATTATTCCCATGTTCTATGTTTTTCTGCAACCCATTCTAAACCATCGTACTCATCAATCTGCCATTCCACATCATCAGGAATTTCTACAATTTTAAGTTCTGAAAATCGACCATTGGCAATATCACCTAATTCTTCTACAACACGCACCAAATATTGGTCGTTTCGTTCAATGTCATAATAAGACCAATCTTCTCGCCAATCGTTCCATTCAATCATAGAATATTGGCAAAATAGTTTTTGTGCTTTCTCACTCAAACCAAAACCACCATGACAACGGTTAATTACAATTTTCACTTTATCTCCACACTCTTAATTGAATCCCAACGGAATGAGCGCCAGCCTTGTGCATCAACATCATATACAGGCAGTACATCACTTGAGATGGCACGAACCTTTTTAACATTCTCACTCACAACTGGTGGCACAATCTCTTTACTCAAGGTGCATTTCATGGTACGCTCGGTGCCATCATTTTTAACAAAATTAACTGTTACTACACCATCACGCAAACAGGATTTTAACCAATCTTGGCCAACGATACTGCCATCAAAAATGTTTTCTTGTTCATCAGGCAAATCATCAGCACAAAACTTCATGAATGACGGCAAGGTGCCTTCAAATAATACTTTGTAGGTTTCATCTTGTGTCATACCAAATACATTGTAACCACAATCCATCACTTTGATACGAATTTCATCTTCGGTATAAACATGATATTCATAATCTTGGCCACAATCTTCTACTGAGGTGGGATACAAATAGAACCCACCAGATTGTTGTTTGAATTCGGATACTAATTGAGCAGCCAAACAACCTGCACCGTTGAATTGTCGTTCTTTACCTACACCATTAAGGCCATTCACTACACGACCAGAATTTAAAAACTGTGCCAACTCAGCACCATGGCCGGTTGGATAACCATCAAACTGGCGATAAAGGTTAATAATCTTTTCGCCTTGTTCATCATAAACAAAAGTAAGCGACCTTGTTCCCATAATATATTCCTTAATCTAATAATGTCATGTAGGCTTGGGTATTATTCTTAATAAACCAATCAATGCCTTTTTGCAAATTCTTATAATCACCAATCAATTCACAACCTTTGAGATAATCATATACAGCAACCTCATCAGGTGATAACACGATGCTCTCACCGCTAAATGGATTTTCTACACTAACTGGCTCATTATCTAAAACCATAATGCCAGGAAAAATATCTTGAATCGATTTATTTACTGATTTTTTCATATCAAAATTCCTTCTCAAATTGAACTACCATTATAACATAACCATAAGGAATTGCAAGAGAAATATGCTAAAATGTTGCATAAAAACAACACTTTTTAGTCGATCCAAAGCGCTTGGGGAGAGAGGACGCCAATGAGTATGAGACCTAGTATAACCGAACAAACCAGAAGCGTTCCAAGCGCTCCTGGTGAGTAGCCTATGGTATTTCTGGACTCAAACTCCCGACCTGCGGAGAATGCCGTGGCGATACAGAATATAAGTAAAATTAATGCCATCGGAACATTTTCATTTATTCACCAAAGTTTGCTGCATAAACGGATTGGAATAATACTGGATTGTTGGTGCAAGCACGATATGCAAAGTCTACAATAGCCAATCTAGTTTTTAAATCTTCTTCTTTTTTCTGTTTACGCACAACACCTTGTTTTTTGGCTAACTTAGTTGAGTAGTGCTTACTGTTGCCTTTGTGATTTGTCCATTCCAAATTATCTAATTTGTTGTTGAGTTTGTTGCCATCAATATGGTTAACAATATTTTTACCTTTTGGTTTATCTAAAAATGCTTGGGCAACAAGACGGTGTACCTGCTGATTCTTTTTAATTTTACCATTAGATAGCGTTACTTTTTCGTATCCTGTGGATGTAGATGGTGATAATACGGTTGTTTTGTCAAATTTGTGGGAAGTAACTGTACCATCAGATGAAATGGTATAATCAGAAAAACCACGAATTTTTTCAGTTAAAATTTTCTTACTCATAATTTCCTTATAATATACATTAAACTATTCACTTTATGGTACACACCATATTAAACACACCATCAGCTTACGCCTTTGCTACCAGAATAATCGGTTCGTATGGTGTGTTTAATATGGCGGCCTCTCACGAGGGGCCATATTTGATTCTACGATTAGGCTGCTAATTCTGCAGGTTGGGATTGGTCAACTGCCTTGCCAGCTTTTACTACTGATTTCACTGGTGCAGCTGCTTTGGTGACGCCTTTGTAACGACCATTAGCATCGAACTCGGTAAAGTTTACGAGCTGATAACCTGTCACCTTACGGCCAGATTTAATCACTTTGACGATGCCACCATCTTTACGAATGTTGTAGATGTTGGTTGAGAGTCGATACAAAACAGACTCTTGGTCGGTGCCTTTGAATACGGTTGCAATCTCGTCAGGTGATACTGGTTTGCCACTCAATAATACCTGAGTGATTTTCTCGTGACGGTTGATTTTGCCTTTGCGAACTGTTAATGCCATGATGTAATTCCTTCTCAATAAATTAATAAAATAAAATGCAACTTGAACTACTATTATAACACAAGGATGGTTGGTTGGCAACCAGTCCTTGGATGTTTACCACTATTGTTGTACCGGTGTTTCGGCACTGGCAACTGTGGTACTTGTATTCGCTGGTGATTCTACTGTCGCATCGACTTTTGAATACAAATCTAAAAATGCCATTTTGGTTTCGGCATCAAAACGATTCACACAAAGCTCAATCGCTTTCATGCGGTCTTTGAAGATGCCATACGCCTTGGCAATATGTACCAATCGGCGAGTAGAGATAATCTCATCAACTGCACCTTGGTCAAATGTTTGGCGAACCACATCTGCCCATTGGCATAAATTCTCAACAAAATCCACATCATCAATTAGTGGTGTAAGAATCTTTTTCTCAGTTTTGGCATCAGGATATTCCTGTTCTACCGTAATTGGGAATCGTTCCAAGAAGGCATCATCAAGCACTTGTGATAGATAACGACCTTCTTCACTACCACGACCTTTGGTGTTGGCGGTGGCAATCACGGTGAAACCTTTGGTTGGTGTTACTACTTCGCCGGTCTTTTTATTGTAGTATGGTTTGCCTTCGAGAATGCCTTGCAAGCACATCAACTTATTAGAACCACGGTCTACTTCGTCAATCAACAACACGGCGCCTTTCTTCATAGCCTGCAATACAGGACCATCACGATTGACCACATTGCCATTGATAAGAGTAGGACCACCAAGCAGGTCGGTCTCATCAGTTTCAATGGAGATATTCACACGAATACACTCACGCTGCAATTCAGCACACACTTGCTCAACCATCAAGGTCTTGCCGTTGCCTGATAAACCTGTAACGAATACAGGATAGAATTGTTTGCTGTTGATAATGTTTCGCATATCTTTGAAGAAACCAAACGGCACATAATCAGGCCACTTTGCAGGAATTGCCGAATCAGATTCATCAATCATTTTTGGTTGACGGAACTCAAGCACTTGTGCTGATTGCGCCTGCAATGCAACTTCTAATTCTGGCTCTTTTGCAACAACCGATGCTTTTGATTTTTTAGTACCGATATTCGGTAACAAATATTCGCCACGATTACCGGTACGATATTCTGTTTTGGTTACAAACCAATATGGATATGGCACATCAGTTTCACTCACTACATGAGCAATATTATCTCGGTTCAATACCGCACCGATGCCATACAATTTTTCTGCCGCTTCTACGAAAGCAACACCGTTTTTATTCAACATATACGCCTTTCACTTAAACATAATTTAATGTACCATTATACAGGTACCAGAGGAAAACACAAGCATTATTTGCTAGACTGTTGTGTGGAAGCAACACTTTTTGAGTGCTTACAGGCGCCCCGGTACGCATATCCTACACAATTACATTGGTACTTACCAGATTCTAAGGTGACTGTATAGGTCTTGCCAGAATCACTCTTAACTGACCAATGAGGCGCATTGTCAAGGTTAGGTACATCAACCACCACCGTTGCACCATACGCATCCAGTGCCTTGTGTTTGACCTTCTCGAACTTACGCCTACGGGTATCAATCTTTACTGGTTTAGGTAATATCACCAGCTCATCATTACTCGCCTTGGTGTATGCCAGAATATTGGACTTGCCATCAAATAGGTAAGTGTGATTGGGTACCACAAAATCTGAATTATCCCATTCTGTTACTTCTTTGTATGCACTAATTCCCATTATTCTACCCACCATTCAATTTTTGGATTTGTTCTTTCATACATTTCAACCAATTGCTCGATTGTCCACAAATCATCCGTTTCAACAGTACCTAACCATTTACCAAATCGATACCAATCTTCCGATTTCATTGGATCAACACCAATCTCATCACCATATCGTCCTAAATCCTCACCACGACAATCAATACGACCACATGAATATTCTTGTGTAATTTCATCATATTCAAATGATTCACCAGCTTTTCTGCCGGTTAATTGAGAATCTTCTGTTAATGTTTTAGTCACTCGTTTGGTTAGGCCACGGTCTCTATACCATTGAAGGTTTGCCACACCCATCCAATTGGTTGAATATCTAACAGTCATATTTTAATTCTTTCCAATTTGTACCGCCAGGCAGTATTTCAATTTTGTTATCTGCCTTATCAATAAAGTTTTGTAAAACTCTGCCCCCATAACCACTGGTGCCGTATGTGTTTTTATGACATCGATATACACTACCAGAATATCCATTGAACATAAAATGCGTTTCATCTTCTTCTACGCTTTTGATACCACTATTCATTTGCCATGAATCAGAGCCGGCATATCCGCCATACCAACAGGCAAATACCTTGTATAACATTTCTTTATCGGTTGTAATCTTCACCACAATCCATCTATCTGGTGTATAATCACTCATTATTTCATCTCATCAATTGGTGGATAATCAAGGTAATTACCAAACTCACTACGGTATAACATTGCATCTGTTTCTAAAATTTGTATTTCTAAATCATAATGCAAAATATCATAATCAACAAAAGTAAAGTCCTCATTATATACACGAAACACATAACTGTCAAGAACTCGTATAATATAACCTTTTACACCTTTGGCTGGTTGTGTGCTTCGTATTTTATTAATACTCATCTTCTTCTTCATCAACATCTTCAGGATCAGTATCAATACTCACATTGTGAAACATAATTTTGCCATCTTGGTAGCCAGTATAAAAATCCTGATTGAATGTAATCGTTTGTCCGCCACCAAAATCATTCTCTGGATGGTCGACATCAATATCACTCAATAGGATACAACCAATTGAACCAGAATCTACCCAATAACTACGACCATTCTGGTCATAGTAGGTGCCATCACCATATGCGGTAGAATAAATGGCAAACCTGCGGCCATCTGATAGATTGAATTCACCTTGATTGCATCCATGGTCATCACGGCCTGCAAACATCAATTTACAAGCTTCATCCCATTCACCATGCATCACATAACATAAATCACCAACATAGTAGGTTCCAGCTCTCATCATAATAAATTCCTAATCAATTTTCTTCACAAAAATTATAAACTTCTTTATAGATTGTTTTGATAACCTGACCAGCATGGTTATCAGCACAATATTCTTTTACTTCTTCAACATCAAAGAATTGCACATGGATGGTTTTACCAGAATCAAACTCAACCATGTAAACACTTTCATAATCCGAATCATAACTCATACAAACTCACTTTCGTCAATTACCCAACCTTCAGCACGCAACTGTTCACGGCCTTTTGGTGTTTTCTTTAATTCATCCATAGCATCATGAATACCGTTAATACAACCAATTAAGAATTGTTTATTATTCCAATCCTCATTATTGTAATGGCGAGGACGAAAACCATAATAATCTTTATGGAAATCGGACAAATAACTTTGTAATTCATCCACACTTAAATTTTCTAAAAGATTATCACTCATTAATGACTCCTGTTATTTGCCCATTGAACGCCACGCAAAAATGCTTCACGCTCAATTCGATTCTCACTCACCACTCGTGCATCACGCTCATAAACATCAAAGGAATGAGCATCACGCTTACGAGTAGATGCTTGGCCAAAGTTTGGTCGTGGACCACGATACATTACAAAATATTTGGTGAAATCAATAAATGGTTTTACTTCTTCGTAATGCCTCATTGGTACGCCTTTAAACTTTGACCTAAATCCTGCAGGTGTAGTATATTGTTCCAATATCAGGCTCATTAAACGATTCTTTTTTTCATAATCTAAATTCATCTAGCACTCCTTACAAAGGTGTTAAAAGTTTCTTCATAAATGTCGATAATCGATTCATTGGACAATTCACGCAAATTTCTTTCCATTAAATAACCAACCATCTCAATCAACTCTGACTTACGAAGCTTTTGAACTCCAGCCATTTCTTCGTTGATAATCTCTTTGATGAAAAAATTAACATTACTTTTCAAAATAATTTCCTATTAAACAGGTTCAAAAAATTTACGACCCATACGCATAAACACACGACAAGCGGTGTTTTGGTCTGGCCAAAAATGAGATGCTTCACCTTCATCATTGGCGAATTTATCCCATTCTTGTAAAACCTCCAAAACACCAATGTTGCGTTCTTTGGCCATTTCACTCAAAATATCACACGCTCTACCAATTTCCATAATTACTCCGATAAGTTAATCACACGAAAATCAAATTCCATAAAACTGGTTTGAAACGGTACATACATTATTGCGCCAACACGGTTACGAGGACTTGCTTTAGTTTCGTATTTTTTAAACTTATCAGCAGTAACTTCAACCTTAAAGGCACTAAAACCTTGCTCATTATTGTCGGCATCAATCACAATACCTTCAATAAAAGCATCATCACGACCAGCACACGGTTTAAAATCGTATGCACGGATAATATCACCAACTTTTGCTATATTTTTAAATTTCAACATATATGCTCCTAATCAATTAATGAAACCATTATACAGGTATTGGACTATACCACAACCACTTTGGCATACTCCGATAACAATACTTGGTCGATTAATATCAAAGATTACCAAAGTGTTGTATTAAAACAACGCACCGACCAAATATATGGCCAATAATGCGGAATTAACCAATATAATACAATTTTCTTTGATTTTATAACCCCATACTATCCATAATATACAACCGATATTAAATGCGTAGATATTATAAGGATATAAATTAGCTGCCGTTAATACCGCACCGATTAAGGTAATAATCGTTGCCGACCATTTTAAGATACTGTTCGACATTTATGAGCCCTATTCTTTTTAATAGAATATCCATTTAATAGAACCCACTCCACATACGCCTCAATAATTAGTGGTGTATCTGGCGTTTTTTGTTGGAGTGCTTTCAACTCTTTAATTGTAAATTCCCATTTATTCATTATATTTGCCTTCATAGATTTCAATAAATTCATCACCACAATATACATCATATCCATTGCTAAGCAAAGATATTATTGTGGCCTCTGTTGATTCTTTAGGTAATCCTACACCTAAAGTTTTTTCCCATGCTCTGACAATATCAAACCATGTTGTATCGTTTTCCCAACAGTCATAATGGGTATACTCGATTGGTTCTAAATCATCAGGTTGTATTGAATATAACATTCCCATAATATTATTCAACTCCTACTATATTAAAAACACTCGATTCTAAATCAATTTCTTCCCATGTAGTGAAATCTAAATCACCATTATCAAATTGATTATGAATATCCTCTATTGATTCCGCTTCAACCTCTGCTTCATAATAGATTGTTGAAGCAATTTCTACTTTAAATTTACTCATACTTTACTCCTTAAATAAACTACCATTATTACACTTTAACCACTTTTTCGATACCTAAAATCGTACCAAAGCGTTGATATTGCTCATCCGCATAGGCACACACTAAAGCATATGAATCGAAAAGTAAACCATCACAAACATAATAGGTCATAATATCTCCTATAAAAGAACTATTATAAAGGATTCTATTAAAAATGGCAAGAATCCTTTATAATAGTCGACCAAACCGGTCAACCATCACTAACCTTTAATCAAAAGTATCTTTGATAAAGTTATAAAACGCATAGATAAACAATAATAACACAACTATCACAATTAAAACGGTTACCATTATTATGCCAACCTTTCATATTCTTCAATAATTTCATTATCTGTCATTGATTCAAGTTTTTGACGGAGATTAAATTCAATATAAGAATCTAATTCTTCCATACCCATAGAACGCACCATATTCATTTCATCACGAACCAATGCTTCTACCATTCTTTCGATATTACTAATGCTCATACTTTACTCCACGATAAATTCATTAACTCTGCCACCTTGGTATAAATGTGATTATCACCACCATTACCTTCTTCCAGATACTCCACATAATGCTCATATTCGGAATCACTCACATATTCAAGAACATCAATTAAACTCTCTAATTGCTGTTCAGTTAATTCTATTTTAACCATTATACTACTCCATTTAATTTAAACTGTAAATCGGATAAATCATTCGCATCCTTCTCCTCATAATAAGGAGATTCTACATCATAGATTATATCACCATATTCATTTAATGCAGCTGCAATCAATTCCAGCTGATTCTCATTTAATTCTACCGTTAATTCTGATTGATTCTTTTCAATACGAACCAGTTTATATAATGCACTCATAATAATACTCCTATAATAAAGTTAATAGTGATAAAAACCACTAGTAAAGATAAACCTGTTAAATATATCATATAATACCTCCTGTATTTCATACCAAATATTCACACCAACCTAGCGAAACCGATTGGAAAGTGTGAAAAAGTGTCATAAAGTGTATATTATAACTAATAGTAATAACCACGCAGGATTACTCGCAGGATATGAGTACCAAGCGAAGCTTAGTCTGTATCTGCCATCCACCGTATCATCCAATAACAATCCGCATGGTTTCCTGAGCGCTTTTACCATTATCACTTATTGATAACCTCAGAGCATCTCTAAGGTTATACTAAACAATATCAGTAGGTTATGCAGCTATCTTAATAGTATATTGATAATCATTACCTACGGGATACTTAACGAAACCACTAGTATCCTTCTTAGCTTTACCTTTTGCATATAGACCGATAATACTATTCTTTGGATCTAGAAAGCGTAAATCACTTTCATCGCCATTATATACTGTCATATTACTATTAAAGAATTTCTCAGGCATTTTGGTACCTTTCTTAATACCAAATACGACAGCGATATTATATCCTTCTAATACTGCTTGCTTACAATCTAGATAATTACCATCTGCCATACTGAAGGTTAAATGATAATTACTGATATTAGATACCTTACGACCTAGTACCTTGGTATAATCATAGAATTGAATATGACCGAAAGCGGCGAATATATTAGAATAAGTGATATTACCGATGGTAACTGGATACTTTTCCCAGCTAATATCAGAGGTACCATTTAAACGAAATACTGGAATTAATCCTAGTTTAGCTGACTGCTTAATCGCCAATGTAATATCTTTATATAATAAGGACATAAACTCTTCCCGATTATCATAGAATAACTCTGTTTTACGGATACGAGCCTTTTGGATATTATTAGTAAACTCACCTTTTTTAAACATACCACCACGACCAGCAGTATTCAGGCAAGCATTAATACAGCCTTTGGTAGCTTTTGGACAGGTATTATGTCCAGATAATGTTGCTGGTGCTAAATGTAGAATATAGGTATTATAACCTTGCTTCATTCCCTTTAAGGTTTTGGGATTACCTGTGCTTAATAATTTCATATAATGCCTTTATAATAAAAATTTCAATCAATATAAAGCGGTTTAAACTAAACTACTTACTAATAACCACTATAATATAATGGTTACTATAAACAGTTTAAGCTAATTTAGCAGTTAATTTTGCTAGTTTATCTTGAGCCGCTTTAATTTGCGCCTCGATTTTATCTCTCTTAGCATTTTCTTTAGCTTGTTTAGCAAATACTTTCATTATCTTTTTATCTTTTACTTCCTCAGAGATAATAGCACGGATTGTTTTTACTAAAGCTCGTTTATCAGCTAATGATAATGATTGGATTGTGTCGATTAATAACATATTGTATTTCCTTTATATAATTTAAATGTAATGTAATTGATAATATAATCTGATTATCGGCAGATATTACTGAAAGTGGTTAAACGGTGCTTCTTACTGGTCTTAGCAGTAATAATACGACCACCATTATGAATAAAATCGAGAATATCCTTTTGAATTTGAATATCAGCGATTAATTTTGCATTATGGACTGGATTAACTTGCTTATTACCAGTAAAACGCTTAGCGATTATATTACATTCAGCCAGCTCCGATATTGCATTATTAACTGCTGCTTTTTTAAGAGCATTTTCTTTGCGCTTAATAGACTTAATATCCTGATTAACGCAAGATAATAACTGCTTTAATTCTGTAATACTCATATTATCTAAATTCATAGTATCCTAATATAATAAAATTCTGAAATCTACTGGAAAGTGTTGTATGGAAACAACAGCACTCCGATAAATTTTCTCCACTCTTGGAGTATACAGGAACTGGTAGAATTGTCAACCGTTATATTAGCCAGCTCCAAGCTATTGAAAATATTGAGGATAATACTTGACCGGACGGATGGACTATTATTGGGACTGGTGTTGGGCGCCGAAACGGCTTAGAGGGGGTACGGCTGGGAGTGGTGCGGAGTGGTCGTGGAGACTATGTGTGGTACGGCTCGGATGTTCTGGTGGAGACTTATGCGGATTGACTTATATGGTGTACAGGCGGCGATGCTGTGCGAGCGATTAGCGAATAATAAAAAAAGTTATCCTGGCCCAAACTCTTTTTCTTGGATTTTTATTTTCTGGAGCTTTCCTCAGGATTTCGAAATTCCAAATTTTTTTTCTGGTCCGCAAGTATAATCCAGTCTAATGCATTTTCGAATTTGTTAAACCAAGGAGATACCTCTGTGTTACTTATATCTGTCCAGCACCATTCTGTGACTTCTTGTGTGTTCCACTTATCATCTTCATGTTTCCATCTTGTGGTGGGAACTACCCTTTTCTTGAGTATCATAGTTTTAAAAATTTTTTCAGGACGGTCCACAGAGTCCAGAAGCGTTCTCTATACACCTTTACATAATCGTTCTTATCGTGTGTCATATTAGTTTATCTCCATCCATGTGTGGTCACCCATATATTTTATCTGAGTCTGATATTCATAATCTTCAGGAGCACCACTCGTCCAATCATTTGGACCATTCTGTGTTAATAATGTGTGGTGTTTTCTTTTGTCCCATACTAACCAATAGATATTACCCATCACTGGTGAAAACTGATACACAGCAGCATGTACAGCATCCGTGACATTCAGTCTGCGTTTAATATCATCAGCCTGTTTTTGTAATACACTAACCAATTCCATAATACGGTCATATTCTTGCTGAGCATACATTCTCGCATGATTAATCATCAAGTCTTTTTGTTGAGTTACAGGAACTAGTTCAAATTTAACTGCACCTGCCTCTGTGGGATATTCTGATATATTTCTGTTAAGGAAGGGTACCAGAGTTCCACCTATGTCGGCATCGAAACTATGTCGGCCTTTGGCAAGATTCGATTTTTTATCTGGCATTAATGGATAATGTTTAAGGATGTATTGAATCGCTCAAAATACTTTAAAGAGGGATTAATATGATAAAAGTGGTGATAACTGGTAGATATTGGAGGGAAAGCCCGGAAGCGCCGGAAAGAATAAAGGTCATTGTATTATCCAAAGTATATAATATGTCTAGTGTTGCGTTTCGCCAGTGAAAGTTGTCATAGTTTCCATACCCATTGATAACCGTTGTATATTCTTTCTCGTTTAATCTGTTCCATGAATTGTTTCACATAGAGACCTTTACCCATTTCAATTAAATTACCTTTACTATCTTCACATAATGGATTATCATCTACGCATATCATTGTTCCTTCTTTTAGAGAAGGCATAATGGCAACTAGTTCCATGACATGATGTAATGAAGATGGGTGTGGATTGTTTAAATCAAAATCATATGAATCTAGGTACAGAACATCAATCTTTCGGTTGTTTGCAACCCACGATTTGGACTGGTTATATAGAAATGAAACTGAATCACCACAGAATACATTGGCTGTCTTGCAATGTTCGGTTGCGAACTTGACATTATCTGGATTAATATCAACCGAATAAAACTCTCCACCATGGTACTCGACTAGTTTATCAAAAAGTATGGTAGACATACCATCACCATCAAAATTATTTTCTTGGCGAGCACATCCAGTTTCTACAATAAGTGGATTCTGAATACTTAATGCATGATTCATCATCATGGCAAATGATTCAGCTCGTTTACCCGTTTTGTTTATGAGTTCTTCTAGGTGTTTGATTTGTTCTGGTGTCATAGTGTGTGCATATGTTGAATGTATGATGCAATTGCTATTAAACACATAAGAATAATTACTACTGATTTAGTATCCATATTTTGATCCATTAAATTGAGTTGTGATATTTTAAAGCGTACCACAGAGAGAGTAATATAAAGTATGATATAATATATTTGCCAATATTTTTACCGAATAGACCTTGGTTGAAGAAAGCAAAGGTCATTCCAAGAACAAACGAAAATAAGTTTAATTCTTGTAGTGATATACCAAAAAAGTTAAATTCACTGAAATTCATCATCTATTCATTTTAAAATATTATACTACAGTATGATATAATTAACAACCAGTCCAACGAATATTACCATAATCTTTCGTCTTGACATTACCACGGGGAAAGTTTTTGGCTGGTGATTTCCAACTTGCCGCTTTCCATATGTTACCTTCATAATCAACGAATGAGTGGCAACTTCTTTGTTTGAGAGAACTGCCATCATCATACCAATGAAAAATCCTTACATATTTTGTGCCAGCTTCAAAACCTGTGGTGAAACCCAAGTCATGAGAATACTCACAATTTCTGGCATTTAGAGCATAGTTACTTTCTATGTGCCTTTGATAATCTTCAATGAAAGGAAGTATCGATAAAAGTTTTTCGCCAGATTTGGTCATTATGCTGCCTCATCCAAAATATTATAGTATTGTTCAATAATATTAACCACATCATCAACCGATAAATCGTATTTTTCAGCCAATTCAAATTCGCTGTAACCACGGGAGTAATCATCAATAATATTTTCCATTAAACGCTTCATATTGCTCATAATAAAATTCCTTTTCAATTATGGTACCATTATAACACAACCAAGGAGGTTGTCAATACCAGTGTTGTTTTGGTACAACACTATTTTGGTAATTGTTTCTCTAGTCTGGCAATCAATTCATCCACTAAATTTCTAACCATAGTGTCGTTAAATGTCCAACACCTAATTTTTTTCAAATATTGTAGTAGTTCTCTGATATCCATTAACTGTAAATACTCGACCAGATTTTTAGTTTTTCTTTTTTATGTTGCCTTGCTTCGTTAATTGCAGAATCGGATAACACACATTGTTCTGTCAAAATATCAATCATCGCCAATACTTGACCAACTTCCATTTGCAGTTCTTCTAATGTGGTTCCTGATTCTTCGGTTGGCCATCTTGATTCCGTACCAAAACGAAACACTTTGGATGCAGCTTGTATCACTTCAGCACATTCTTCTTGTAAGATTAGTAACGCTTCTTTTTCTTTATCATTCATTATCAATTTCTGGATCTTCTATAAATTTTATTACGGGTAAAACATTGGCTACGATTTTTTGTGCTTCTGAATAGGTGGTACAAACAACTTTGCAACTAACTATACCATCAACAATTCTTATATCAAATGGCATGGGTACACCGTTTGACATCCATTCTTCTTCTATATAACAATATACGTACCAAACTTTTGCTTGTTTACATCTTTCAAACAAGTCATCAGCAATATTTTTTGGACTAAAATCGTCAGAATCCGCAAGGCCGATTATTTTACATGCTCCAGTATTCCTTCGAAAGCATACTCTTTGGCAGCTTTTTCGGCTTCCTCTTCATTATTAAAGAATTTAGTTAAATGAAATCCTGTTGTGTTATCAATAAAATCCACAATGTAAAATGGGGTTACTACACAACTGGCAAGGAAACCAATTTCAGCAATACGGTGTCCTTGAGCACCTATAAATGTTACAATATCTTGTATCATGATATTAATCCTATGAATCTGTTTAACACTACACGATTGGCAACACGGCCACCAGTGTATTTACTGAAGGCCGAAACAAGGCCACGAGTAGTGGCATTTTCCTTAACTTCAAAACTAGCATCTTCTTCTGTATCTAATGCTTCAGACCGCAAAACATAGTACTCATCAAACCCGGCTGTCTTAACGACTGCATATTTATTTTTACGAAAGTTAGATTTAATAATATCAGGATTTGCTGCACGAGGATAAAAATCATGCAACTTACGACCAAATTCACGACTTGCAATTACATAAAATCCAAGAACATTACATCCTGTTTTAGCTTTCAACAATTTAACATATGCAGCGGTGTGTGAAGCACAACTATATATATTCTCAACCGTTTCTTGATGTTTTGTAACCGGATCACGAATTACCAAACCAAGCTGATCTCTGTAATTATCACCTTTTGTAGTAAACTGACCATTTTCTGTTTTACTATAAACAGAACGAATTGTGTGACCTTCACCATCAGTTAAGAATACAGTATTCACAATTTGTAGCTTATATTGTTTTTGAAAGTGTGGAACAATCTCCATAGCTGCAATGGTTGCTTCATTCAAGGGTGTGCCACCCATTGTCATCCAACCAGGCAAATAACGAGGAGACAAGGACATCTTGACCAAAGAAGAAGCCGCAAAGGTAAATTCGCCAGCTGTCATTTTACTTGATAACAAATTCATCAGATAAAAGTTCCTAGAAACCAAATCACCATCTTTTGGAGTAATACTATAATTATGTGATTCATAAGATTCCGGTGTCGCAAAGGCATACACATCATAAGGAATATTTACCTTCTTGCAAAACATGACCAATGAAATTAATTGTTTTACAGTATTCTCAATATGATTTGACATTGAACCAGACCAATCAAGAAACATCACTAGGCCGTGAGATTTACCATTAGGCACAACCGATATCTTCTTAAAGATATCATCATTGAATTGATAAGAAAATATTTTCTTCATATCAAGGTCACCAGTTTTGGCAGTTGACGCACGTTTTAGTTGATCAGCATTTTTTCTCAACTCAAATTCTTTTACCAAGTAAGAAACGACTTTATTGGTTTCTCGGCGCATCTTCAAAAAATGAGTATGGTCGTTTACATTTCGATTATATTCGGCCATTGTTTCTCTGTATTTTTTGTATAGAGCTTTGTAAGACAAGATACCTTTGTTCATATCAAATTTAGGAACATTACCATAAACATAGTTCTTTGCATTTTCAGCATAAAGTTTCTTTTCGTTTTGTTTGTATGCTTCATCTGTAAATGAACGAATGTTATCTTCTTTTACATCTTTGTGGTTAAATCGATCATCACCATTGATTATCTCATCATCTTCGCCTTCAGATTTTTCTTCGACTTCATTGGAGTTTGTTGGTGCCGATTTAACATTTTCACCTTGAGATTCTTCGCCTTCCTCATAATCATCTAAATCGTTCCAAGAATTAAATCCATCGTTGCTGTCATCATCTTCTTCATCATACTGTTCATCATCAGGAGACATTTTGGATTTACGCTCTTCTTCCTGCAACTTCATATATTTCACGATGCGCTTAGTTACATCAATAACCTCATCATAGTTTTGGGTGGTTTCTACCTCATTGAGTAAGGACTTTTCTTCGGCATTGAATTTAATGCCAAGACCTACACCAAGTTTACAATGTAGGTTGATGCGGTCAATAAAATTCATTTCATTCAAATCAATACCGTTAGTACCAAAAAAATCTTTGGTGTAAAGTTCTTTATAAGCTTTAACGAATGAATTTCGGAGACCAGGATATTTGTATTTGATTTTTCGTTCAATGCGAGAATCTTCTACAACATTAAGAATGGATGAGTTTATTTTTTCATTGCGTGCTTTATGCATGCCTTCTATAGGAGTATAAAGTGCGTGGCCAACCTCATGACCAACAAAAAGGTCATAAGTATAAGCATCGATTTTATCATCCAAAACTGGAATTACCAAAACACGATTTTTTACATCAAACATAGCTGTTGGTACCTTACGGTGTTCTACCACAAGGTTTTCTGTTGCCATTAGTTTGGCAAGTAACGATTTGGTGTCTTGTAATTGCATGAAATCTCCTAGTTAATTCCATTATTATACAGGAATCCAAGGATCTGTCAAGATATTTCGAAAAAAGTGTTGTTTTTTAGCAACAAACCACTTATTGATAGTATTCCTTGCGTTTTTGGTAGTCGGAAAGGTCATTTTCCATGCCGGTTAACGCTGCCCATTTTCTAGTAACGATATCCAGGCGTTTCCACGCTGGAATTTCTTCATCATCCGCTCGTGCCGAGAAAATTAGAGGTTGATTTTGCTCATTCATGCTTACTTCCTTCGTTTTTATCAAAAATTTGTTGCTCTAACGCTGTTGCCAACTCTTCCGCAAGATTCGGATTGAATTTTACAAGAAAATAAGCAACATCTTGAGCCGGAATGTGTCGTAAATTGAACATAATTTCATCTACGCCACGATAAATTTGTGATTCTTCCCATTGTTGTAACATTTTAACCTCATTGTATAGTATAATTTTCAATACAGCTAACTATGCTGCCTCTTTTCTTCGCTTGACCTACGGATTCCAACCATTTCAATTCAATCTCAAGCTCTTCCTGTGTTAAATCTGAAAGGTAATCTCTATAATCTTCCCATTCTTCACTTGTAATCATTTATTACCTCCTCATGTTAGAAATTTCTTTAGCTTCTTTATCTGTGAATACAGGAACAGCATTAGATTTGTGCATGGTTGCTACACCTTTCATCTTTTCGCCTGTATATGAATTTTGGGATTTTTTGGTACAGGGTATAAAACCAGTATTAACGGAAACGCACGGAGGAGTTTCCCTGCCAGGTGGAATTTTAGGACTAGGCATTGATTTAATTACCACTTTGGAATTAGTTTTATTAGAAATCCGAGGTATTTTGGAAATTGATTTTAACCAATCTTCGTGTTGCATTTTCACGGATTTTGGAACTTTGCGTTTTTTCTGTTTTGGAATGTAACCGTGTATAATCATAATATAGACTCCTGACTGGAATCTACAATAATACACTAGTTTTGATGTGTTGTCAAGCCATGTGTTGTTTTTATGACACACTTCGGTACCATAAGGCCTAAAGTATCATTTTAAAACAGGACACCGATACTTATATAAGAAAAATCGTATTATGATGGTAAAAATGATTTTTCTTATAAGGTGAAATTAATCGTTTTCCTGATACTCATTGAATAAATCAAACTTTTTTCTTTCCTGAACTTTTAGCTTCTTTACTTCAGAATGTTCGTTATTGCGTTTTTTGCTATGTAAAACATTTTTTGCATATTCGTAATCTTCATTATAATCCTGATTCTTACGAAATTTACCTACAAACTTGGTCACTTGCTTCTCCTATCTTACCGTTTCAAAAGTAATGCCTTTAATTTTAGTTTCAGGCATATTATGCATATCCATATTTGACACATAGGTTATATCAGATTGTGGATAACAAATCTTTACAATTTTTAATAATTGGCAAACGGTACCATCGGTGTCATCAAAAGAAAATATCTCATCAACACACTTAATATTGGAAAGTATTTCACGGCGAGTTTCATAGTTATGTACAAATCCTCCAACTGAGTATAACATCCACCAGTCAGAATGTACACCAACAATTAACCAATCACCCTTACGTTTACATTTTTTTAAGAACCTTAATCCTTCCATATCTAAAGGATCAAATTCACCAGTAACGATTATTATCTTTTCTTTTTCGTGCATTGAATTAAGGTATTAGTGTTGGAAATGCCTCTTTGACAAACTTATAATCCAAACCTCTCACACCTTGATCTTTTCTAAAGATTCCAATAACAACTTCAGCTTCACGGGGCTCTAATGATTCAAGTAAAAGAATCAATAGTTCATTCTGTCTCCTAGGAGATAACTTTTCTGCTTCCTCATGTCCTTCTTGAAATAGATACAGCTTTCTAATTTCAGTTGAAAGTTGACACGGTGAAATTCCTGGTTTGGTATCAGGAACTTTGTAATTGTCCGGCATTTCTTTAATTTTCCATTTACAATCTGGATGAAAAGTGAACTGTAAAACATCTACCAAAGTCTTTGATAGGTTTCTTTCAATTACTTCCATTCTTTCTTTTTTATTCTTAGCTTCTTCAAACTCATCAAATACTTCGTAAATATTTTTCATCAAAATTCCTCAATTACATCCATTAAATTCTTTAGCTTATGTTCTATAAAATAGTTCAATAACTTTTGGCGGGATGCCGGTTTTGTTTCATCATATGTATTTATGATTTTTTCTTTAATCTCTTTTGGTATATGTGTAAGATCGATAAGTGTGGCATTTCTAGAATAATTTGACTTGTCTGTTTCACTATAATTATTCACATCTTCTTTTAGATACTTATCCAAAACTCCTTTTGTGATGGGCTTCTGCCGCAAATCTCGAACAAAACAATCGGAAGGAGAAAACATATTTGGAATACCATCACCTTTATCTCCACGAATAATCTTTTCTTTTAGTTCAATAAGTGGGTCAACCGATTTAACAAATTTCTTTTGAGCAGGATTATACTGTTTAACATTATCACCATAGTGTTGTAGTTGCAAGAAATCACCATCACTTGATAGAATTAAAACCTTTTCATGTTTTGCATATATCGGCACTAACGTACCAATAATATCGTCTGCCTCGGCTCCTTCAACATCGATTACTTTGTATGGAAAGTTTTCACGGAGTTCTGATTTGAATTTGGCTAACATATCAAAAATCATATGCCAATCTAAATC